GTCGGCCTGTACTTTTTCAAGCTCCAGCGTTGCCATCAAATCGTTGATGTCGCCGCCTTGCTCCGAGATGATGTCGGTACGGGTCGTGACGCCGATCCGAAGCGCCGCTTTCGCTGCCGCAATTTCCTTTTCAGGGTCGACCCACGACCAACCACGCGGTTTGAACCGTGCGGCTTGATACAGGCCCGGCATCTGTTCATAGCCGGTCAAGGCCAGCGTGCCGGACAAAACCGCCATATCGAGCCAGGTCTCATAAACGCGCTCGTGAAAATTCTCGATAATCCACGACTGCAAAATCCGCCACTGGTCGCGATCCTCAAGCAAGGCCAAACGCGACGATGAGTAGTTCGACTGCGAATAATCTTTCGACATCGCCTCGTATGAAACGCCGATGCCCGCCGCGATGCCGCGAAGCATAGCACGAACAAACGGGTCGAACGCGCCACCGGCACGGTTTGGAACGTGCGCCGTGAAGGTCTCGCCTGGCGATAGGTGCTTGATTGTGCCGGGGTCCATATCAGTAACGCGGTTGTCGTCGATTTCGCCGTCGGTCAGTGCGTCGAGTTCTGGCGACTCGATAAAGCCCATGATCGCCGCTTCGCCGCGTGCGCGAACAATTTCGGCTTCCTCATACCCGCCGAGGTGGATCATCCTCAAAATCGCCGTATGGAACCAAGGCACGCCGCGTGTTTGGCCTGGCCGTTCGGTCAAATAGACATGAATGATTTCGTTGGCAGGAACCTTGATACGTTCATAATTTCCGGCACCCATCATCAAATCGCCAGGGTGAGCGGTTACAAAATAGAAAGCGATCGGTCGGTGCCATCGATCGCGCTCAATACCCATGCGGATCGATCCGCCATTTGGCAATGCGCCGACGTTGTAATTGTGATCGACCTGATCGGCTTCGATCACTTCAAGCGCGAGCGGAATCTTCGATCCGCCGAATTGCTGGCGCAAAATGCGAACGAAAACCTCGCCGGATTCTGCCGTTGACCGGATGATTAAGCGTTCAAGATCGGAGAACGAAAGCAATCCTGAAGCATGGCAATTATCTTTGCGACACCACTGTTCCCAGGCATCACGAATTTGGCGGTTCGTCCGATCGTCGAGTTTATCACCGCGCCGTTGTTTAACTTGCGGGTGCAACGTGATGCCGGATCCGATCACGTTGTTGACGATCGTCCGAAGCGCCGATTTTGCGTAATCATTGTCACGTACCAATTCACGCGACCGGCTGCGCAAGCCGAGGATCGACGTGTAGATTTCAGCATCAGCCGAAGTGTATTTGACGACCCAGCCAGCCGCTAAACGGCTGGTCATAGCGCCCTTATATTGCCGAACGGCACGTTTTACCGCCTTGGCTGGACGGCCGAAAATGCGATCAATAATGCCCATTTAGATATTCCCGAAGCGAACGAGGACGTTTTTAGGCGTCCCGATGCCGAGCGCGATCTTGCGCGCCATTGTTTCGCGCATAACGTCGGCTTTAAGCTTACGCTCAAGCGCCAATAGGTTCGGCGTCTCTTCTTTGCGAAGCTCGCGGTTGCCGATCATGTATTGCCACGTCAGATTGCCGCTAATTCGCGCCCGAATTTCAGCGCGAACCGCCGCAAGGTCAATTTCGGACTGTGTCCGGCCATCATATCCAGCCGATTGCGCCGACACGTCAGCCGCGACCGTCAGCTCGCCGGATTCGAGCGTCCAGCGTTCACCGGTCTTAGCGATGACGATCGAATAGAAATAAAGCCCCGCTACAAGCGTTGCCGTCTGATCTGGCGTCAATGTAACGGCCCAGCCATTACCAGCCGCCACGCCCGTCGCCGTGGCTGAATTGGTGCCACGCAAGGAGAACGTGAGCGTGTAAGCGCTGCTCGTCCGGTCTTGCGAATCCGTGACGTTAAAAGTCACCGAGTCGCCTTGCGTGAAGATTTTCGGTGCAAACATTAAAAGAATCCCGTCACGAAATTAGGCTGGCGAGGTCGTGCTGGTCGGCGGGGAGGTGATGGCGACACGATCCGAGGTTGCGCGCCGATCGGCAGCGGTTCGCTCGGTTTCGCGATCGTCAAACGGTTTTCGAATTGATCCCAGATCGTCTTGCGGTTGTAGCGCATGAAAAGCCATTGAAGCGCCGCATAGGCATAGACTTCGCAGTCCAGCGCTTCGTTACGTGCGCCTGATTTCTTGATCCAGTCGCGGATCGGAAAGCCCTTAACATAACGTGTGATCTGTTTTTCAGCGGTGAGCTGGTTGAAATATTCGTCCGTCGTGTCGCCGCTGAAATGATAAGCGCCCGGCCCCTCTTCGGACATTTTTAAGCGCCCGTAGATTGTCGATTTGATCGTATCGGAGCCGACCGGATAAAGCTCGGCTCCTGATTTCATAACTTTGCCGCGATAATTTAGGTCGACTTTCGTCGCCTTTCCGATCGCTGGCTTGCCTTTTTGCGATTGGCCTTTGATCGCAATCACGCCCTTCGCCTTACGGTCACGACAATAGGCATAAACCTCATGCGTAAAATGGCCGCCAGAATCGATCGCCATTGCCGAGATTGGCAACGGTTCGGCGAACTCATGCGCGACGCCGCGTTCGAGGATAGCGTCAAGCTGCGCCCATAGCGCGGGTTGTGACGGGTCTCCGTAAATTTCCTCATGGCTGATAAGCCAAGACTCTTCGCCGCGCCCCCAAGCCCTTAAAACGACCGCTAGGCGGTTGTCCTGGACGTCGACCCCAGCCGTGACCAGCAAACCCTTTTCAGGAATGACGCCAGGCTCGTAAAACTCGACCCGCTTGCGCAAGTCCTCGGCCCCAAGCTTGGCCGAATATTCTTCTTCCCAGGTTTCGCCCAAAACCGTGTTAACAAACGTTTTTAACAGGCTCGGATCGTGCCGCGCGTCCAAGAACTCTCGCACGATGTCGGTCCATGATTTCCAGCCGAGCGGAGAATAGAAGCTCGGAAGGTGAAACCCGATCGTCCTGCCGTCACTGATCGCCGTCGGCCGCCATTCACCGCCTGGCAACATCGTGTGTTTGTGCCGCTCGTCGATCAGGACGCCGCAATCCTCGCACGCGTATTGAACCGAAGCCGGATCATTGTCGCTCCATTTGAAATTGGCCCATTTCAAATATTGCATGTGACCGCAATCGGGACACGGCACAAAAAACCGGCGCTGATCGCTGGCATTGTATTCGCGCTCAATCCGAGACGTTTCCTTGATCGTCGGGGTCGAGCATAGGTAGATTTTGCGGCGCGCGAAGGTTGTCGTTCGTTTTTCCGCCAAACCGATCGGGTCGCCTTCGCCGTCAACATCTGACGGGTAGGCGTCGACCTCATCCAAAAACAGATAACGCGCTGGCATCGATCGCAAGGCGACCGCGCTGTTCGCGCCGGTGATCACAAGCGTGCCACCTTGAAATTCTTTGACCTGAACGGTGTTGCCACTGTCCCGCGATCGAGCCGGTGCGATCCGGTCCTTCAGCCGAGGGGTTTCCTCAATCATCGGCGCAAGCCGTTGCTTCGAAAACCGAACCGCCGTGTCGACCGTTGGCTGCACTAAGAGCGTCGGCCCTGGCGCATGATCGATAATAAAACCGAGCCAGTTGTTGCCCGATTCCGATTTACCGACCTGCGCTCCAGCCATAAAGACGACCCGCTGCACCGGGGAGGACGGTGACAGCGAGTCCATGATCTCGCGCAAGTATGGCGTCCGATCAGTGCGCCACCGGCCAGGTTCGGCCGAGGCTTTTTGAGACAAGAACCGATGTTCGTCGGCCCATGATGAGACGGTGAAATCAGGGTCCGGCCTCAAACCTTCACTGAAGGCTGTCTGAAAGGTCCGGTCCGTCATTGATCACCGTTGACAAGGATTCGAGAGCTTGTCGAATTTCATGTGTTAGGCGCTTATGCACCTCGAAAGGGTCTAATTCCGCCGCTAAATCAGCGGAGCATCGATCGGCAATGTTCAGCATCGCGTCGCGTGTAAGGCGCGCCAAACGATACCCATCTTTCCGAACTTTGTCGGTCGGCACCAGATTTCCAGCCAGTTCGGCGTGCTCTAACTCGACAAGCGCCGCCTGATGATATTCCCGCTTTGCTCGGCTTACGCCAAAGCTAGGAATTTTAACCTCACCGTCGTCCGGCTCGTTTTCATCATCCGCCGCGTCGACTTGCGATTGATGCGAGCCATACCCGTTGAAGCTGTTCGTGTTTTCGGCCCATTCAATGTCGGCTAAATTAGCGTCGATTAAGTAGGTTGTACCGTTTTTTCGTACAGATTTGTGCAATCTTCCCGTCTCTATCGCGTTTTTGACCGCATTAGGCTCGCATTTGCGATGCAAGGCATATTTGCGCAAAGATAACGTTTCGTTGCCGTCGGATGGCATCGGAGATGGTTCCTGTCCAAAACTTAGGAATTTTGTCTCTAGAGTCGTGTCGGGGTTCGAATTACCCGCGACCGGCGGCCCCCAAGTAAGTACCTTTTGAAGGGTGGGGGGGCTGTTTTGCTATCATTTTGATCATCTTGTCGTCGAAAACGCCAATTCGTAAGCCTCGACGAGGTTCTTTTCCATTACTTCGTTGACGACCTTTTGCCCGACGTCAAAGAACTTAAACCGCTCGTGATAGTGCGGCGCTCGAACGAACATCAAGATCGGACGAACTGAAGCGCCAGCCGCAAACCCATAGCGTGCGTAAATACCTGGCTTTAAATTTCCGTGTGGACTGTCTGGCGTCACTGCGAAGTAGGTGCCAGTGATACCAGCCGCCGACGTTTTCTTTCGTGTTGCGCGCGATGCTGATGGTCCGATTGCTGATACTTGAGCTATGATCTGGCGCATCAGCGCGCCGGATATGTTGCCATTTCCATCAAGCGCAACGCCTTTGCCCGGCACGATAAACATATTCGCTGGCAGGATACCGGCTCGGCGCAACGCAACCTCGGCACGTTTGTCTCGCCGTGCTCCGCCGTAAACTTCGGCGTTTAAAGGTTGAATTGGCGCTAAACCGGCCACAATCTGGTTTTTAATGCCGATTTGAGCGGTTAGGTTTTGTTTTGTGGCAGGTGTTATATAAATCGAGTTGACCGTCCACGGGGTCGGGTTTTTGAACGAACGCTTAACGTCGTCTGTTAGACCAGCTTGAACTTGCTTGGCCGTTGCGGTTAATGCCTTGGCGATAATGAACGGCGCTTGCCGTGCGCTGAATTGCTCCAATTTTGGCAGCACTTCCATGATCGTCGAGTGGACTGAAAAGCTTTGCGTTGCCATGATCAGCCATCAAAAAACCCGCCAGCAATCGCGGACGGGTCAAAGGTTTCGACATTACCTATCCCGTGCTTGCCA